GTTGTTAATGTGGCAGTTGTTCCTACCCGTGTAATTGAACTAATGGTTTGGGCAGTTTGGGTCGTTGCCATATACGCCCAAGCTGTACCGTCATAAATTAAAGCAGGATCTACTCCGTTTACCGCAATAACAAAGTTACCACCAGCGGTAGTCATATTAACAAATTGCCACTTAGAGTTAGATAACCCCGTAAATACTACTGATGCCGTAGATGTTGTAGCGTCATAAATGCTAGTACCAGCAAACGCAAACAGTTTGTAACCTTGAGAATTGTTATATGGATAGTTAATAATCGTATTAACTTTGCCAGTAATACCTGTGCAATATTTAGTCCAACCTTTTCTAAGCTGAACATCAGTAGGGGTAGGCCAAAAATTGACCATTTCTACCGCATCTAAAGGTGGCATTTCTGCTAATGAATCTCTATTATTCCATCCCCCAATTGGGGCTGCCATTGATGTTGTAGTGGCTGTTCTAGCTTGAGCGCGAGCCATAATTATGATCCATAGCCAGTATCGGGTATGTTTGCATATCCAATTAGGACTGCACTAGGCTGTGGAGCAAATGACAGATTTGCAGAACCCTTGTCATTAGCTTTAGCAATGCTTAAATAACGCTGATAATCTTGTTGCAATGCAGTAGTGTCAAATGACTTAATTTGGAAATATTTAAGTTTTGTTGCCAATACAATTACAGTATCGTCTAATACGGTTGTATCTGTATCTGTAGTAAAGCTATTCTTTACATTGCCAGAAGCATCGCGAACAAAGCCTCTAGAACGGTATTCAAAACCTAAATATTCTTGGGTGTTATATGGTGGCCATATTTGAAATTGACCGCCCAGAATACGCCAACGCACCCGTGGGCCTGTTGAAATATAACCAGATTTGAGCCATTGCCATTGTTGGGCATCTACAGGGCCAAGCATTTGCCAATGTTTTGTTTTATCCCAATGGGTGTTATCTGTAATCGTTTCGTAATCTGCTGGCAAATCGTAAATAGTTTTGCTAAAAGTTACTGATCCACCTACTGAAGTGGCTGAAGCTAATTGAGTAGTTACAAGTGATGTTGAATCTGTAACGGTATTGACATAAGTATCTTGTGGGATGCTTGTACCAACAATAGAATAAGTGCTGTCCAGCCCTGTGGTACTAGGAATATTTGTTAAATTATAAGAACCATTCGTTGTATCACAGGTCGTGGTTACTGCTGTTGTATAAAAACGATATTCGAGTTCTAATGCTTGCCAATCGTACTCCTTAACCAGATCATATCCAGCACGGTTCATCAAAGCTAGGATTTGTTGCACATCCTGATTTGGATTGCCTGCTACATAGGTAGGAACGGCTAAATTGAGTTCAGCGGTTACTTGCTGGACTAATTGGAGTAGATTGTATGACATATTTAGACTTCCTCTGTGGCTACCGTTTTAGTTTTACGGGGTTTCTTTTCACCAACAGCGGCAAGTATAGTTGCCATCTGTTCTTGCATTATGGCTAACTTTGCATCTGTTTCAGCCTTAATTTTAGCAGTTTCTTCTTCCTTTTTGGCAAGTTCTTGTTTTAAATCGTTAATTTCTTGTTCACGCTTGTCAGTTTCTGCTGATGCTGTGGCTAAATTTAAAAATGCCTTGGCTTTATCGCGGAAAGCATAAGGTGACATTCCTGCTGCCATACCCACGCGCTGAAGCTGTTGATCCGATGCGTTAGCAATAGCTTCTACTGTATGGAACTTTAATCCACGCAGTTCTTCAGCTTGAGATTTAGAGATTAAAGGCCATTCAGCTAGTGGAGTGCCTTCAAATCCTTGGCTATCACCGCCTAGTTTGTTGATATATTGCGCCCAATGTAACGGAAAGCGTGTTTTATGGTTTTCTAGGGCATAGGTATCGATTTCGGTAAGGTTATCGCCAGCCACGCAAATATTAACAAAATCAAACTCTTTATAGATTGGTCTGCCAGCTTCTGCTGAGGCATCATCTTGTTTGACGGGTTTTTTATAAAATCTTACTGACAATCTTGCATCAGCATTTTGCTCATCGCTTGGTAGTGCCATTTTTAAATCTCCTCAAGGTATTAAGGTAAAAAGTTAAACAAAAAAAGGGCTACCCTTGTGAGGTAACCCTTCGTTTTACTACAAAAAACTATTAAACACTAGCCTTACTAAACCAGCCATAATCGCCAGAAGCCATTGTGGTTGTTGGAGATAGGTAAGTACCAGCAGAAGCTGTAGCTACAAAGGTTGAAGCGTTAATAGAGCAGGTTGCTGTAGAGGCTGTGATAGCCGCGCCAGCTTGTGCAAATACATAACGCAAACCATCTGAACCAAAAGTTTCAAGACCTAGTGGGCCTTCTGTTGGAACAGAAACAGTTGTAGAACCAATAACTTGTGAGTTATATGGTGCTAAGTTTACGAGATCAATCCCAGCAATAGGGAGCAATGAATATGCCATGATAATTCCTTTCTAATCAATAGATTAAGTTGTCAATACGCCTTGCAAGAACGAATTCGAGCAAGTCAAATTTCCAGCCCAACCATACAACTTCACAATCTTTCTGTTACTTCGGCTTTCGCCTACTGACCACTTTCATGGCGGTGCAACCTCTTCGGATCGCACTCTAGGACTTCAAATTACAAGTTATATCCTAGTTCAGACTATCGCTTACTCTTTCGAGCCCATCTCACTTAGTCGTTCACGCTGCTTTCGCTTGCGCCCTGTCGTCTGCTTCCAGACTTCCAAGTCAATCAGAGTTGGTTTATAGACACCATTAATGCAATGTAGGTTTAGCGTCTTGGTTAATGGACTGTCTTTCTCCACCGATAGGAACGAAATTACGCTCTTTGTGTGGGCGCAGGAAAATGTAGTTTGTGTTTAGCAAATACATTGTTGTTGCGCTTTCTTGTGCGCCATAACCGCCACCCAAGATCACATCAGCAGACATACCACCACCGTAGAACTTTAATGAAGCAAAACCAGCCGCACCTTCTTCTACACCAGCAATACGCTGAATAGCTTGCAAGGATTGAACATAGTATGAATAGAAAGTGTTACCAGCAACGATTGTGTCTACTTTATCAGTACCACGAACGGATTTGATAGCTGCATCAGTCATTTTAGCTTGAATGTTAGCGTAACCAGTTACACCAGTAGTCGCTTGGTTCTGCCAGAATGTCCAGTTAGCACGGTTAATACCACCGTATGTACCAGAAGTAGGTGAAGTTGAAACTGCTGCTGCCAAACCAGTAATGTTTTTACCGCCATTACCTGTACCGTCACCATAGATGTCAGTAGAGATACGGTTTAACAAACGGGCTTCAGAAACTTGCATACGACCATCTAACAGGTCGATGATTGCTTCTTTGCTGCTGTTCTGCAACATTTCTAGACCACTCATTGTTACGCTATCAGCGTACTGAGTAATAGAGTACTGAGCCGCAGAGATTGGGCTATCAGGAGTGATGTTTAATACTTCGTAGCCAGAATAGCTGTTGGCGTTGTTAGTATTTGGATCGTTGTACATGATTTCTTGCAAAATCACATTACCACCTGAGAATGGTTGAACATTACCCTTAGCGTTTAGACGCTGAAGGATCGCATTGTTTTGTGTCAAGTTATCTGCCAATACACCGCTACGGCTTTGAATGGTTGTAGCGATAATATCGGTGATTGCTGAGTTAGCAAATGCCATGATATTTCCTTTATAAAATTAAGTTAAACCCGACCACTCTCTGCCTCTGACAATTGAGCCATTAACACAGAGCGTCTATCCTTTGCATCTGTCTTAGACACCTGACCGCTAGGAGTAACGGACTTCGGACTAACAGCAGTTGCTTTGGCTTTTGCTACTTGTTGTGCCTTAGATGCTTGGTTACCAGCCGATTTCAGGAGTTTGTCCTGTTCTAGCTTGTAAGCTTCATCGTTCATACGCACAGCTTTTGCATAAGCCGATTCAAGGTCTTGGGCTAAACCTCGCTCAAGTAGTTGAGCCATATCTTCCCTAACCATTTCAAAGTGCGGAAACCGCTCTTTGTTACTACTTACCCGACTGATTTCTTGGGTCAATCGAGCATTTTCTTCTTGTTCTCGTATTGCTGACAGTTGCTGGACTTGTTGCTGAGTAGCTTGAAGTTGTTGCATTAACTGTTGCTGATACGGGTCTACATACGCCTGTTCTGGCATTTGCAGACTATCTTGATTTAATTGTATTCCATAATCTTGTGCAAGTCTATGAAACATCTGCACTTTTTGGTCATACGGTGCTTTAGATAGAATCATGTGGGCGCGACCAAGGTTATTAATCCAAGCTACTGGATGGATGCCTTGCGCCTGCAATTCAGGAACAAATGGCCCAATAGCCTGAGTTAATTGCTTTGCATTGTCGGCTTCTGCCTTGTAAGCAGATACACCACGCCTGTATTCATCTTCTCTTTGGTTGGCATATTGAGCAAATTTTTCAAATTCAGCTTTATCTAAAGGCTTTCCTTCTTGCATCTTATCCCAAACATCCCTGTACTCTTTTTTCCAAGTAGTAGGGCGCGATATTTTTACATCTTCTTGAGTTTCAGTAGAATCTTCTCCCACCAAGTCAGATTCTTGATCGGTATTGTTTTCGCTACGGGTTTCTTCGGACTTACCTTTGAAGCGACCTTTTTCGTCACGGTCGTTGTTTTCTTGGTCGTTGCTTTCGGAACTACTATTTTCTTCGTTTTCGGCTTGGATTGGATCGTCATTTACTTCTATCTCCTTTTCAATGGGTGCTTCTAAAGTGCCTTCTTCGGCTTGTTCAAGGGCTGCTTCTAATAGTTCTCTGCGGTCATCGCTCATTTAATGCTCCTATTTGTAATTAAGTTTGGAATAAGCGATTTCAGCGATTTGACGCTTACGGGCTTCTTGGTCTTTGCGGCTAAATTCATGTTGCTTTTGCTGAGTAGGAACATCGTTGCCTAATTCAACACAGCCGTTGCGTTTTAGGTTTTCCCTATGTTTTGATCTGGAAGATACCCAAGTGCCGTCAGCCATAGATATATGACCTTCAATATCGGACATCACCATCGGGGCTGCCCTTGATTTCATAGCCACTTTATCCTGCCATGAGGCTTTTGCTGCTTCCTCGCCAATAGTAGGTGTCCACCACTCAATAAAAAACTCCTCATCAGACTGTTTAGCTTTTACATGATTACTTTCAGAGTAACCGCAGTTATGGCAAACCATTACATTCTCCTTACTAGATCAGGGATTTTGTGCATTTCATCTTCTTCGACTGTAACAATAGAGTTGTACCAAGTGCCGTGTTTCCAACGCCAGCATTTAAACTCTTTTCTAGGCATGATTACAACGGTTTTAACGCCTAATGCGCCTGCTAGGTGGGCTATCCCAGTATCGACTGTTACCAAGCCTTTAAGAGCCTTTAAATGGCTTGCAGTCTTACTCCAATCTTGTTTCCAGCCATCATTAGGTAATGGTGACCAGTATTTATCTTCTTCAACATTTAAAGAGTAGGCATCGTCACCAATAATGTCTAAAACCGTATCTGGGTGCAAAGTGCGTACATAATGCAAAATTCCCTTAGATGTAGACCAGTTAATACCTATTTTCTTGGGAATATTGCTAGGGGTAGCGTCTAAATAGCCTTCTGATCCAACAATTTTGTCTAAATTTAGGGGAAATAGGGCTTTAGCATAAGCAGGGGCTAGGCTTATGTAATAAGGCAGGGAAATCATGCCTAACCAGTAGTCAGATTCAACCGCGCCACCTTCTTCTGTCATATTTGTAAACTGATCTACGCACTCTAGCTGTCCAAGTAAGCGATGCAATGATCCGTGTTGAAGCAGAACCACTTTTTTAGCCCCCATGACCTTTAAAAAGGGTAAAAATCGAGCGTATTGAATAATATCGCCAAATCCTTGCTCTGCAATAATGGTAATTGACTTACCAATCAGGCTTTCACCTCTCCAAACGGGCATTTTTAAAGGTTTAGCGTAACCTTCAAGTTGATTTGCCATTACTTCTGGATGCCAACGATACTCAAAACCCCTAAATCCCGCTTCCAAACGGCCAGCATGTAGGTGTTCGTAGGCTTTTTTGTATTCCGTATGCGGATTTAATGTAGCAGTATTAATATGGATTCCTCATCGTCTAGTTCCTCTAGGCGTTTGGCTTCCATATATATCAGTTGCTCTTGTATAAGAGTTTGCTGTTTTCTGTAAGCTACTGCCGCGAGGATGTTATCCCGTTGTCTTTCAAGGTAGCTTATAGACCGTTGTAAATCTTCTGTTTCAGCCAACGGTATATCAGCTTTAACCTCTTGTTTTAATTGTACTTTAGATTGCTTAACTTTAGCAACAGGCGATACTAGATCGCGAATACCTTGCTTACGAGCAGCGTTGTCATCTTTGAGGGTTTTTTCTAATAAGCGTTGCCGTGCCGCAATTTTCTTATCAAGTCTTTGCGCCCTTAGCCATTCTTCTCTTGTCCAGCCATCACCACCAATAACACCTGTAGGTACAGGCGGTATGCCAGATACCTGAAAGGCATTATTTTGAAACGCATTAGCCTGAAAAGCTGTTGCAAACATTAGAGAACTACCCAGCGACTTCCACTTGGAACGGTTACAGTAACACCGCTATTGACTGTTAATGGCCCAACAGAACTTGCAGAGTATCCCGTAGGAATACTAATGCTGACAGTCACAGTATTGTTATTGACCACTAAGCCATTGTTAGCTAGGACTTGAGGAAGGGTTTTAATGATTGACATATTTATCCTTAAGCTACAAAGTTACCAGCATTAGTCACAACTTTACGAACTGTGTACCAGCTACCAGCTTGCGGAGTAATTGAACCAGTACCAATGGTGTTATTTAAACGGAAGTTACAAGCCAAGTTGGTAGTAACCCTAATACGCAATTTGTGAACATGGTAAACAGCAGAACTTAAAGAAGCTGTTGCTGTATTAGTTAATGTTGTTGTTGTTTGCTGAGTTGCTTCCGCAGTAACCATTGCACCTGTAATAACTGAGGTAGTAAAACCTGTTACTGGGGTATATTCAAGCGCACAATGACCTACTGTAATTGCACTACTAAATGTAGGAATCCATTGAACAGTACCAGCAGTAGTTTTTAAGAAATAACAGTAGGCTTCAATATCGTAAGTAGATGTTGCCGCCAAAGATGCGGCAGAATTAGAGCCAAAGAAGTTTTGGGTTGCGCCTGATAAAGTACCACCA